AGCCCCTTGCCTCAACCTTCATTAATCATTATAGCTATTTTGTATAATAAAAATGAGATATAAATCACATTTTTAAATATTTATGTAATTATCAGCAAGCGAACGGGTGACCTGCATAGAATTCGTTATTTTTTTGTTCAATCAGCTTTAAGCCAAAATCTGTAACATCGCTTATCCGGTTGTTGTAGATAGTAATAGTTGATTTTGGAAGCCAGCATTTAAGGTCAAATCCAGCGCAGCTAACTAATACCGCTTTGTCGGTCTCTCTTTCGATAATATATCTAAAAGAACAGTCGCTATTGCAAAGCTCGCTAACACGTAATACTTCATTTTCCCAGGCCTTTTTTAATGCCCAGCTTAAAGCCTTTGCGTAGCTATCAAACTTTTTAACAGCTCTCTTAGCGATTGCGTGGGCGCTTTTGAAAATGCGGGAGCGGTCAATCATCTGTACTGCGTCACCTAAAATAATGCGAGCCTTGTTCATAATTTTTACCTCGTTTGTCTTAACTTTCTGTATACTATTATAGCTATAATGTAGAATAAAAATGGGATATAAATCACATTTTTAAAAATAGATGTAAAAAAGCGGGGAATTAATCCCCGCTCTTACCCTCGCAGTCTTTCCTTTAGGGCGTCCGCTCTTGTTTTTATATCTTGTTTTATATCTGGTTTTATATTTGGTATAGGTCTGCCTATCCTGGCTACACCCTCCGCCCGTTTGGGCTCTAGCTCAAGTCTATAAGGGAATATGCTTTCTCCCTTATCGGTTAAGGTGTACCAGGAAGTGCGGTCGTACTTATGCTTGTTGTAGCGTCCTACCCTTATATAACCCGCCGTTACGAGCTTATCCAGCGCTGTTCTTACCTGCTTAGGGCTTAAATACTCAAATTGAGCGGCTATCTCATTGTGGGTGCCGTAGGTCCAGTACGAGCCGTCGTGCCCATTACGTCCGGCTCTGTAATTGTGCCGGACCCAGTACGCTATGTTATCCAGGATAATAGCGGCATGCACTCCTACATCTGAGGCCACCTCGGTGTTAAAGCTATGTCTCACGCTTACCGCCTCCCCTGGTTATTAAACAATGGAGGACTATATGTTACTATGTAAGTTATAAAGGACTTCCTCCTTTTATACTATCTCACTCATAATAGCGCCCTGCTGATAACAGCGGGGTGTTATTATGTGCTAATAATGCATAATTATATCCAATTATTATTTTATCGTTGTACGGTATCGATTCTGTGTGTTACAGTTATTATGTTAAGTATTGAAGATATCAGGGAATAGCTCCTCGGCCGGCACGCCTAAGAGCTTCTCATATCCCCGTAATGTCTTAAAATGCTGAGGTGTAGTCTTTTCGGTTTCATGCTTGCTAACTGTTTGCTGTGAGGTTCCGAGCCTTACCGCTACTTGTTGCTGCGTGTATCCCGCCTGGATGCGGGCCGATTTAAGACTATTACGCATATTACAGACCTCCCGAAGTGCGGATCATGCACTCGTTAAGCCAACGGTCCAGGTCGATGCGACGGTATCGCACTATAGCCTTAGTGCGACTGTCGCCTATGCGTACATAAGGGCATCCTTTGCCATCGTGTCTTAGCTTAGCGAGCTTAGTAACAGATATACCGGTGTATACTGCTGCTTCCTTCGCAGTTAAGTATTCTTTTTTGTGCGCCATCTTATTATTCCTCCTTATTATGTATTAGAACGGATGCTCCGTTCGCTAATACTATATAATATAGGCTAATAATCAGTAACTCCTATATTTTTGGTTACTGTTCCAAAATTTAGGCATTGCAAAAAATACGTAATTACCCGGTACTTAATTTTCAGACTTTTGCCTTGCAAATTGCCAATAATTACTTATAATAGCTAATGTTCCTAAAGATTTATTGAGTTGAGACACAAAAAAGCCCAGCGGTATTCCGCCGGGCTTTTCTTTTAGTCCCACAAGCCGTGGACTGCTTTTCTGATTACTTCTGGTGCTACTTTAGCGTATATCTGCGCTGTGATAACCGGTGAGCTATGGTCCAGGGTCTTGCTTATAATCTCTATCGGTACGCCCTTCCGCACTTGTTGAGTAGCAACGCTATGCCTTAACGTGTGTAGTACCGCCTTCTTTTCCCGGGGTGTTCCTGGCGGATTAAATAACTCGTTAATCTTATCCTGTATAGGGTATTGTATAGACTGGTGGGAAGGCTCTTTATGCTCTTTGCCTTTCAGCGCCATAATATAGCCTTTTTTATCCCTGATAAGTTCCATTGTTTCAGCGTCAATAAAGCCCGTATACCAGCGCTCGGCCTTATGGTTGTATAGTTGCACTTCTCCAGTATCTTTTATATGCTCCCGCTTAATTGTGAGTATAGTTCTCATCCTGGCACCGGTGCATAATGACAACTTGACGAATAGATAAAGCCGTGGCTTATCCTTTAAGGCCCCTAGTAATTGCTCTATTTCTTGAGGAGTGAAGTACCGCTTACGGGAGCCCGTGCCCTTTGGTAGGTCGATCCCACTGGTGGGGTCAGGATACTTGTATTTTTCCCGCTGAATTGCGTACCGGAATATTGCTCTTAGTTGTCTATATTTAAGTGTTACTGTTGCGGGCCTATGCTTCACGGATATATCGTCTATATACTCCTGCATATCAACCCTAGTTATTTTCTTGGAATTGTAAAACGGCGTATTCTTCAGCCCTTTAAGATGCTTGACTGTACTTTCTTTAAGTTCCCGCTTGTCAATGTACCAGTCTAGTAATTCCTTAAAGGTAGGGTCAGCCTCTTTAACTTTTCTTAATTCGTTGGAAGTTGTTACGCCGAACTTTGACTCATTGATTATGCGGATTTTTTCCTGATTGCAGAAGGCTTCTGTTATGCCCTCTGACTTTTTCCCGACGTGTATCCGTGTAACTTTTCCATTGAGTCTGATTCGTATATAGTAGCTTCGGTCTTTGTTGGATAACTCTCTCCAGTATATGCCGGGGTACTTATTACTCTTATGCTCACTCATTCATAACGCGCCCTTTCTTTAGTGTCACAGGTGGCACATTTGGTGGCAACACGTGAGACACTATTAAGTAGTATCTGATATAAATATATACTATACGTGAGCATATGAAAAGCCCGTAAAATAAGCGTTTCCGCCTAAATTACGGGCTTTATCGGCTTTTACTGGCTAATATAGATAATATTATCCATATTTACTGCTAATTGCTTGATATTACTAGCTTTTATACCCCTGGCATATGTCCGGTGGCAACTATGTGGCACACAAGGCTATTTTATAGACTTTTCTATGCCACTTACTATAGCACATGCAAGCTTATCCTGGTACGTGCCAGAGAATAACTGCGTAGCCTCGGAGTTATTCGAGATAAATCCGCACTCAATGAGGATAGCCGGCGCCACTGTTCGCTTAAGGACGTAAAGGGTTGTAGTAGTCTTAACCCCTCGGTCTTTGGCACCGGTTGCTGATATAAGCTCAGTCTGCACCTTAGATGCCAATGACTTAGTAAGGGCTCCTACTTTCTCATAGCGCCAGGTTTCTATACCCGCCGCCTCCTTATTAGTCGCAGCGTTTAGGTGGATAGATACGAAGGCGTCAGCCTCCCGGGCATTAGATAGCTTACACCGGTCAGCAAGTGATACGTATTTATCCTCTTTTCGGGTAAAGATGACCTTATACCCCTTATCGATTAGCTTAGCCCCCACTTTGCGGGCTATTGCCAGGGCTGCTACGGCTTCGCGCTTAGAGCCGTTTACCGCTCCAGGGTCTGTGCCACCGTGCCCCGCATCTATACAGATTAACTTAGTCATTGCCTTTCTCTCCTTCTGTCTTTTCTCTTAGTTGCTTAACGCACTTTCTTACTCCGGCCGGGATAACACTTCCGAAGCCTAAGCGGTCGAAGTTTTCCAGGATGCTGCCGGCCTCATTAAGGCATAAGGCGGATATTGCAGCCGTGCGGACTATTCCAGCTCCTGTAACCTGGTCTATGCCGTTACAAATAGCGACAATAGACAATATTACGACCTTCTTCAGCAAGCCCCTAAAGCCTGATGAGGACGACCATTCACCAGTCTTAAAGGCCGCCGCTGTACCGGTAAAATAGTCCACCGCTATGAAAATTAAAAGCCATTGCACCCCGGGATCGAACCCCCCTAAAACCCACGCAGCCGCTCCACCTAGCCCGCCCAGGCACACCAGCAAACCGTCAAACTTCGGAATAATGGCATTAATCAAGTCATTCACCCCACACCTCCTAAATGGTCAAAGAAAAAAGCCCTATACTCCAATTATAAGAGTATAGGGCATATAGATTACGCTTATTCCAGGCTTGGCGTTTCTGGGAATGTAACATCTCTAGGGAAACCTTCCTGCTCTGTAATATCTCTTAATTCTTGTCTATATACCTTAATTTTATCTCGGTATTCTTCAGATATAGGGTAGTCTGGCATCATTAAGTAGTCAGTCTGTGATAGTAAGTTGTCTCTCTTTGCTCTGATTTGAGTTGCTAGAATTTCATCGGATAACCCTTCATATTCTGCTATTTCTAAATTATCTCTGTTATCCCAGATTTCTTTACCCAGCCCATCGTCATTTTCAGAAGTGGTATATGGTATCCAGCCGAAATGAGGATGCTCAATTTCGCAATCAAGCATTGTATGCTCTGCATCAGCCCATTTATAATTTCTACTTTCCATTACGCAATCCTCCTATACAAACCAAAGCCACCTGTATTAGAACTGTTTCCGCTAACCTTCAACCACGTTCCAACGGTTGTTAGCTGATGATTTAGGTCGTAGATACCGCCACCTGCATCCAAAGCTGCATATTTCAGTTGGCTTCCTGCAACCGTGCCCCCATACGCCACTTGCGCACCAGTACATGCGTGAATAGTAGAACCTATGTCATATACTCCCGCACTAGCTTTTATATATGTTGTATTTATTTGATTTCCATCACTATCTTGTACGGCTTTGTCAGCTTGGCCAAAAAAGTATGCGTAACCATCGGAGCTATTCCAAACAAACGCTTTTCTATAATTGTCGTAGGCATAAAAGCTATTATGATCATTTTGAATGATGTGTGAGCCATTTGCTGTATATATCTCATTTGAGGATGGAACTCTGTGAATATCCACATTTCCGCTTGGGCCCGCCGTCACTCCGTTAACGCTACGTACAATGTGTTTTCCGCTCCAAAATAGTTCACCATTTGTATTTCCGTAAAGTTCATGTATGGTAGATGAATTGCTAGCAATTAGTCGGAAACTACCTGGTAGATCAGAACTACCTTCACCATACATAACAAGCATTGCACCTTTGGCATAGTCAGTACAACTACTTAAATGTAAAAAGCTATTATCTACATTTCTACCAATAAAGATATTTGTTAAATATCCACCGCTTAACGGCAAATAATTAGGACAATTTACAGCATTAGTTGCATTAGTTGCTGTATCCGCTGAAGTGGCATGGGTTGCGTTCGTGGCTGTATCTGCTGTGGTTGCTTTTGTAGCTGTATCTGCATTTCCAGTAAGATTACCCACAATATTTGAGCTAAAAGTCTTACTCCCTGTTATTGTTTCAGTGCCACTCTTATGAACTAAATCACTCTCATCTATTCCCGATGGTATGTTGTACTCTTCATGTGCCATTATTTAGCCCCCCATGCGATATTATTGAAAATCCCTGCGCCTGTCATTTTTACTCTCATAATCATACTAGTACCTGCTGGCTGTGAACCGATGTCAGTAAGTGCATTATTAGCCAGTACTGTGTAAGTTGTACCGCCATCACGGCTTATAGCAAATTCAATACTTCCACCATTAAGCGTATAATCCGCATACAGCCATGCTGTGTTATTCCCCGCTGTTACGGTCTTAGCCTTGCTGTATAAGGTAATAGTACCAGAATCAGTCTTCTTGTAGACATGAGTTTCTGCATCGTAGTAGGCACTTACCGCACTTGCATTGCTTACGTCTGTTGTGTCCCCGAATACCTCCACAAACAGGGTGGTTATACGGGCAACTAGAGCCTTAGCCAGGGCCTTGTTGCGGAATTCGTTTTCATGGATTAAGAACCTTTGGGTATTAAGCCCATCGCTTAATTCAGTCTTAGTCGCGTATGTAGTATCTATCTTATTTCCTACACTGTCATTAGATGCCCTATCTGCTGTCCCGTGGAGTGTGTAAATATAAGCGTCTTTGTAGTATTTTTCTGTCCCGCCGATAGAAAACACATTATTATTCTTAGGGAATATATGACTTGACCTTATAATACCGCCAAATTCTTTAGTGCCCTGAATAGTCTCATTGCCGGTCTTATGTACTACATCATCATCCTTGGCATAAATAGTCTTTGTGCAAGTTCCGCATGTTTGAGTAAGTACTGTAGGATACCCGTCAGAGCCCGCTACGATAACCTTTCCCCCACACTGAGAAGCCATCAGCTCGTTATACCTTGCCTGAGTAATCCCCACTCTATCTTCTGGCATGTCGTTTATATTAAATACGTCGCTGTCATAGAACGCATTGGTAGATCCCGCGTAGTATATCGCCATGTTGTCACTCCTTTAATATCCTACTGCCATCCATGAGGAATTAACCCCGCCATTGCCGTTATGCTTGAATACCACCCCTGTTGTATCCTTAGTGCTTACCGAGAAAGACGGTTGCACCTCCATTAGCGAGGTCGCACCTACAAAGGTACAATTAGTCGGGAATGTAGTCGGGAAGGTTATCCTGGTACTTCCGTCCTGGGCTATTAGAGCGTCGCCCCATTGGAGTATTAAGCCGTTAGGGAATTTCTGATACCCGCTATTTAGGTGCTGCTTAACAAAGGCCTGAACCATTGCTGAAGCTGTCAGGGCTCTTTCACCATCTTTGCCCAAGATAGCCTCCGCAGCGGTTGCCAGCTCTACCAGGCCTCTTCTTCCGGTGGTAGCTGTCCTGGCGCTTAAGCTAGCCGGAGTAACCGCACGGCTACCGTCTGAGCCTGTAATAGTCTCTTTTCCCGTTGCCAGCTCTACCACACCCTGCCTTGATGTAGTAGCCGGATTGAGAATGAAGTTAGTATCCCCTACAGTCACACTGTCGGGGTTTACGTTGGTCAGGACAAAGTCAAGGGCTAATAATATCTCACTTGCTCCAGCCTTTTGTATAATCGGAGTAGTCTGGGAATATACCGCAAATAAGGTGCCTTTATCCGTATAAACGCCCACCTCAAAAACGGTATAACTCTCTATCGATTCGTCAGATATGGAGATGTGAATTACGTTATCACCAACCCCACCGCCTGATATAGCGCTAAATCTCTTAAACTCATTTTCTAAGTTCTTACGCGTAGCGGTTGGAGTATATTTACCCGTACCAAATCCTACTTGAGTTAATACCACCGGGGTAGTTCCCGTCTTTTCTGCATTAATTACCTCAGCTATGCCAGCGTCGGTAATTACTAACCCTGTTTCACTGCTCATCTGTTAAACCTCCTCCAGCGCACTAATTCTAGCTTCTAGCTCTGCGATTCTCTTTCTTTGGTATTCGGCCTCAAGCACCATAGCATCGCGATATCTTACGCCGTATGTTGTGGTGCCATCGTCGGTTGTTTCTTCGCTCACTATTCCGTAATCGAGGGCGTTTAGCCCCACGCTCTCAAAAGCGCTAATTATTTCCTGAGCTATGGCACCGAAATATATTAGACTTGTATCATCCTTAAGCCTAAACTGCTTAAAGTTTACCTTTCCCCATGCTTCCAGCACCTTATCTGATATAGGCTCGATATCCTGTTTTAAATTTTTGTCGGAAGTAGATATAACGTCAGTAGTTGCATATATAGACTTATACTTTCTTCCTGCAGTACCTAAGCTTAGTACGCCATCCTCCAAAGGTCTCAAAGAAGTATCTATTACTTCTACGCCGGTGCCGCTTCTGTCATCTCTATCTGAGCAAACTACCAGGCGGATAACACCTCTAACACCCAGATTAGTTGTTCCACTTGCGGATAACGAAGAGTTTTCGAACACAGCCCCCTCGATATATCCAGCTCTAGCCCCCTGGGCTATGTCACTTGTATAGTCCACGTTGCCATTATCGGCAAGGAAAGAGATCCAGCCTATAGTATCCCCAGCTATAGCACTCTTTGATGTGTTTACTTTCCCGCTCCTGCCCTTAAGAAAAGTAATACTATTCCCCGATTCATCGTTGGAAAATCTAGCCATTGCTATCTGATTTGTTCCTGAGCTCGCTTGATAATACTTTGATTTACCGCTCGGGTAAATAGTTGGCATGCTCTCACCTTCAGCATTGATAAGAGCCCCGTTGTTAACAGTGAAACTCTTAGGCAGATAAGTAGTATCCCCTACCTTGAAATAGCCGTTATAGTATTGATTCCCCGTAGGTATCGCATTAACCAGGTAAGTTAACCCCTCCAGGTCTACCATTCTCCCTTTTACTTTGGCCTCGAGTGCGGTAAAGGCTGCAGTGTCATCCTTAGCGCCACCGGAAGTAGCCCCAAAGTCCTTAGGTGTTATGCTATCAGCAAATCTAGCTGCTAAGGTGCGAGCTGTCGTAGATGTGGATGCTATAACCTTCGCGTTATCTATATTTCCCGAGAAATTAGTAATAGCATTCTTAACGCCTAAGGCCGTCATTGCCTTAGTGTTATTAGTACCAGCCAGGGCTTCGGCCTCCGTCGCTAATTGGATAAGACCCGCTTCTGTATCTGTGGCGTTTCCTAAGTTATCATCAAGTACCGCCCGCAGAGTGTCGGGAGTGATGGCCTTTGTGTTATCCGTACCGGCTAAGGCTTCCGCTTCTGTAGCTAGTCTTATTAATCCTGTTCTTGCCGTTGTAGCGGTCCTTGCGGTTAGCCCTGCAGGTGTTACCATCTTGGTGTTATTTGAGCCCGCTATAACTTCGGCACTTGTTGCAAGTCTATTGTCCACAATGTCCTTGGCGGTTTTTGGAGTTATAACCCTTGCTGTATCAGTGCCGGCTTTAGCCTCGGTACTTGTCGCCAGCTCTACTAATCCCGTGCGGGTTTCTGTTGCCGTCCTAGCCCCCAGATTAGCCGGAGTTACTGCTAATTGAGTTGCTGTTCCACTTGCTACATCGGTATTGGTGGCTATAGCCAGCACCCCGGCGTTTTCTGTAGTGGCTGCTGCTACCTTATAGCTAACAGAGCCGAAGGTAATCTGTGATACGCTGATGTCTTCGAGTGCTACATCTACTACCAGCATCGCCATTGTGCTAGCTGTTTTCTGCAGTAATAGAGTATTGGAGCTATACACCGCGAATAATACCCCATTATCAAGGTATAGCCCGAACTCATAGACGCTATAAGTAGCGGTACTTTCATCCTGATAGGCCACATGGAAGGCGTTATCCCCGGCAGAGCCACCCTCAATAATGTTGAGCCTCTTTACTTCTTGCTGTAATGCTGTCTGAGAAGCCGCGGGGGTATATTTTCCGGTGCCTACACCTATATGAGATATAGTAACGCTATTTGTTCCGGTCTGCTGAGCGTTAATCAGTGCCTGTCGCCCCGCAGTGGTTATTATCATCTTAATCATTGAATCGCTCCTTTAGGCAGTAGCTATGATGTGACGTTTAACTATCGGCCTTGTAACCGCTACAAAGCCAAGGTAACCCGTAGGGCTTATGCTAACTACTGGGCTTGAGTGAACTCTCGCATACGCTAAGGGTCTCATACAACCGTAGATATTAATTCCGCCCGTTGCCTGCTCTTGAACAACGAAGTTATAGTGTGACCGTAAAGGCTTAGCGTCATCGATTAAGGCTATTAAGTCTTCTTGTAATTCAGCGGATATTACGCCCTCTACCTTAGCCTGAGTTGCAAATATCTTAAAGGTGTGCGGGGTGCCTTTTGGTGTTTCTTCCCACCATTCCACGATACTCGCAGCACTTGAGATACTAGCCAATGCATCCTTAACCGCCTTAACAGTTCCTTTCTTGCGCTTTTCCTGAATTGCCGTCTTTAGCACGGAGCGCTTAAGCTCTAAAGTCCAGCTATCTCTCCATACTGTTAAATCGTACTGCTTGGCTAAATGGTCTAACTGTTCGCTTGTAAGTCTGTCAATAGCAACGTAAATGCTAGGTATATCCAGCATAGTTGCTATAGTCTTTAGCTGTTGGTCTATAGCCTCCGCTGAGGCCTTAACATCCTTATCCTTTGATATGCTATCGGGTAATATATCTAATAATGAGGTATTATCTAAGTCTTTCATAGACGCCCCTATTCCGGCTTATAGCCCTTGTAAGTTATTGTAACGCTATCACACTGAGCGATAGTTGTGCCGTCAAGCTCTATAAAGTCCTTAGGCTGCATAGTAGCACTATCAATGCGGGAAGCGCCCGCTCCAACAACTTTGCATATTAACTGAGCCGGGGTTATGTCTCGTCCGATCTTGCCTTGTTGCCATAGCTTGTACTCATTTACCGCTGTATCTATGTTTTCTTTTATGCTTTCAGCTCTCGCTTTATCCTCTTCAGATATCCAGTAATCAACAACGATATTATAGTGTTTAACCTTAGGGCTTAATACCTCCACTTCATCCGTTAATGGCCTGATATCATCCGCGGATAAATGCTCTTCTATCTGATTTAGCACATCTTCTGTAGGTAATGTGCCACCCTCAAGCAATGGATAAACCTGCACTAATCCAGGTGTAGGACTAACCACGCTAACATCTATGATAGAGCTACTTACACTCATGGCGTGGAAGACGTATGACTTTATAGGACCCGCTACAGAAAAGCTATTAGGGGCCAGTCTGATACGCTCTGCATATTCTGCGTCACTCTCCTGGTCAGCTCCACCGGTGGTAATTGTGGTATTTTCCACGGACTCTACAAAGGTTAAGCTATTGACCAGAGTATTAATCTGGCGGGGTAAGTAATCATTTCCGGCTCTTCCGTCGGTGGTACAAGTTGCCGGTACTTCCCCGGTTAATTCTCCGGCCTTGATTATGAGCTCTTTGTCAGTAGCGAATGTTACAGCACCGTTAGTTGCCTCTGTACCGGCGTAAATAGTGTAGTCATTAGCCAGGGACTGAGTGAGTGTAAACTTGAGCGTCGTAACGGCTTTACTTGGTGTTAATCTAATAACTCCAAGATACAAGCCCAAAGCGTCTAAATAGCCACCAGTAGCATACGATAATAAATTCTGTTGTGCCGCGATGTTGATCGCATTACGCTGTAATACTAGTATGTCTGCAATGCCTAAAAGAAAAAGACGCACGGGGTCGCCATTAGCGAGCGTACGTCCTGCTATATTCTCATACTGCGTTATAATCTCTGATTTAATTTGGTCTGTATCAGTGGTAAGGAATTGTACCTCAGGTAAGCCCCATCTAGGCAAAGTCTCGCTCATTCTTCCTCATCTCCTATGCTAACAGTTACTACGGGCTTAAGTACGCCATCCATAGCTGAATTATAGTCCTCTTCCAGCTCTACAGATACGACATTAGCCCGGGGCTCATAATCCAAAATAGCATCAATAACGGCTGCTTGGAATAACGCTTTTGCTGCCGGAAGAGGACTGTCGATAAAACTCCAGTCTATGCCGAAGTCTCTATCTAAGGGCACTGTGCCTATTCTAGTTGATAAAATAGTACGCACATTCTGCAGTATCTCTTCCACCTCGCTACCAGGTGCAAAGTTTATCTTAGAGTCTAATGTTACTTTGTATTCCATGGCTAGGACCCCGACCATTCTGTGAGATTGATAGTAGCTTCGCCTATTATACAAATACCCGCCCCGTTATGGTACTTTCGTTCTTCAGATATGCTATCTATGACATATCTTCCCATGTATTCCCCGCCAACAATTAGGGTCTTGAATAGCTTATTCTCCAGCATTTTTCTTAACTTGAGAAATCCCGCAGCCGGAGGCATACCGAGGTTTAGATCGAACCTGACCTTTAGGCTTACTGTATATAAATCAGGACCGACAAACTCCAGCTTAGGTTTTTTGCCAATAACCTCATGCTTAGCCCATCTTGCCGCTATTTCGCGACTCATATCCTTATGTGTGACAACTAGTTTATCTGAGCAGACAAAGGCTAAACTTCCCAATGCTCCTAACACTCCACGCATGCCAACTCTCCTTTGCTATATGTTAGACCCGTGAACGGTACCACCGGCGGATATGCTTCCCGTTGTCGTCATGTTGCCAGTGACCTTTAAGGCCCCTTTAAGCTCTAAATTATTAGCGCTAATAGTTGCGCTTGAGCCATTCAACTTCATTGTAGTACCGCCCATGGTCAAATTTACGCTAGGGGCTACCAAGTTAATCATGGAGCCACCCGTAATGTTTACCGTCTGGCCGCCTTCCACGTTTACAACGGACCCGCCTTTAATGTTTACTTCCTGGGTCGTATTAACGTTTACGCTGTCGCGGTTGGCTGTTATTGCTGTGCCGTCGATCTTAATGCTTAATTGATGTGAGGCTCTGTCATATTTGCATTCGGTACCATCTGAAAAAGTTACTGACCTCACGTCCGCAGAACTTTCCGCCGGTTGAACTTCCCCCGCATAAATAGCCCCTAGGATAAAGCCCTCTTCTTCTCCACTTGGCAGGAATAGGCATACTACATCCTCACCAACGTCGGGCATCGCATGGTCTTTGTTTCGGAAGCTATTAGTATGTAATACCGGCAAGTCATAACTGACTATGCTATCATCATCATCAAATACTACTCTAGCCGTGCATTTAGCATAATCTACGCTTGATACTTCCCCGATCTTAATTAAGCCGTTGAGTATCTCTCTCGTATCCTCTTCCCGTATAAAGTCCATAAGACACCTCAGTATTTAGTATTCACGCGCCGGATGTTAATAGTAGTCGTGTACCCGCTTGAGCTTACTTCATGGTCTGCGCTTTCAATGTAGAAGTTTCCGTCAAACGATCCAAAACCCACAATCTTAACAACTACACCCGCAACCATTCTGGTATTACCTATTAAGGTTATCGATCCTGTTACGCTCTTCAGGTTTAGCTGTCTTAGTTTTGCCCTGGCTAATCTCTTAGCCTCCTCCACGGATGACGCTCTCTTCTTAAGCATATACTCCTGGCCATCTTCATCCGCGTCGGGGTCCGTGTAGATGTAGGTCAAAACAGCCGGATTTTTTGTTTTGTTTTTCTTCTCTGTTTTCCCAGGGGCGTTTAGTCGTTCACCGCCGGCGCTGTCTTTTTTCTTAAGTTTAGGATTTCTGTAAGTAACATTAACGCTTTTGTATGTTTCGCTCTGTGCCTGCTCAAAGCTCCAGGATAATATATTATCTACGCCTAACTTGATTGTAGCTATTGGAGCTTTTTTCTCATAGTAAGATTGGTCAAATACTACTAACTTTGTTCCCGTAACCTTCAGCGATAATCCAGCTTCCTCGCTTAATCTACCCAGGAATTTAAGGTCGCTTTCTCTCTGCTGGTCCTGCCGGTCATAGCTAGGATTTTCTTTAGTGTCAAACAATAAGCTTAGCTTGTTATCCTTGGCTATGGTTTGCGCTATATCCTTAAGAGTTACTTTCTCCCATGACTTACTGCGGATACGCTTTCTAATAGGGGTATTAAGTGGTATTGATACCGCTCTAATCTCGAACACCCGTGGAGAACCGCTAACGCTTAGTGTGTCCACGTAGAATGTGCCACAGTTCAGCGTCTTTTTAGGCGCCAGAATAGTGCCACTAATAATAGTCACTTTTACCGTATCACCGCCCTCAGGCTTCCACGTTCCCGCCCATTTGCCTTTCTCATCTTTAAGAGTTATTGAGACCTCATCCGCAGTATTGGTCTCGTTATCTGTATAGGACAATGAAAGCAAATCAGGCATAAGGCTAGTAGTGATATCTGTATCATTATCGCCGTAAAGTACTTTAAGCCTGGTCTGTAATGTCTGGTTAGTACTTACCTTTTCCATGGTGGCAAACCCTCATCTTCATCCGTTATTATGCTTCTTTCTAATTCGGGGGCCTCAAGCTCTATCCCGGCCCCGAACATTACTACCGTTCTGTGACCTATATTAGCCTTGATTAACTTATCCATGTAAAGCTCACTGCCATAGATACGCTTAGCTAAGATGTCCCAGGTGTCGCCTTGTTGTGTAGTTATTGTTGACATGGTGCCTCCTTAGTAATAGCTTAATCTACGCTGATTAGCCAGTATCTTTTCTAGCTCTTTCTTTAGATTATTATGTCCTTCTGATAAAGCCTTCTTAACGCCGGAGTAAGTATCTGAGCCACCTCCCCCATTTACGTTGATAACAGGCGCGTAGTTTATGCTCATTGTATTACTTTCAGCAGGGTTATTGTTGGTGCTACGTAGCATATTATCGATACGAGATAATACCGGCTCATCATTAAGGCCGGTATTATAATTATTTATCGTTTCTGAATTAGCTGCCCCGTATTTAGCACTGTTAAGCATACTACCAAGCTTAGATAGTGGCAGTACCGCTTCCGGCTCTGAGCCCTCACCGATATTTGCCAAAGTTGAACTTGTAGCTATACCACCGCTGGCTAACTGCGGAACCTTAGGGATATTTAGGCCGAAGCTTTCCCCGCCCAGACCTGGAACCCAGCTCGGGATGTCAAAAGACATGCTATTAATACCGTCTATTACCGTATTAACCATCCCTATAATGGCGTTAAGTGGCGCTTTAGCAATTTTCAGGAAGCCGTCAAAAATGGCTTTAAAAATGTTTTGGACGTTACCCCATGCCGCTTCCCAGTTTCCGGTAAAAACATTTTTCACGAACCCTATAATTTCGTTGAATACCGTTTTAGCAGTTTCTATGGCTATCTTTATGCGGTCAAAGCAATCAGTTACAAACCCCGCAATCATTGGGAACCTCTCAGAAAATGACGACCACAATGAAAGTGCCTTAGCTTTAATCGTATCCCAGTTTTTATACACCGCTACGCCCGCAGTGACCAGCGCCCCCAGGAGTGTAATGACTCGGCCTATCGGGGTGGCCATCATAGCCTTACCAGCTCCTGCAATAGCGCCCCGCATTAATTTTAGTACTGTAGTAGCAGCTATCATAGCCCCGCGCCATATCATCATGGCCGCCTTCTGGGCTATCATAGCCCCCTTAGTCGCTACTAACTGCACCTTCTGAGCCTTAAGGGCTAAATTCACAGCTAGAATAGGAAGCTTTAACAGTCCGTAGGCAAACTGGATGGTCTTTATTACTGCTACCATTGGCAGGGCTGCGGCTGCTAGCGCTCCAATAGCACCGGCGGCTAAAGTAAGTACTTTAGTTAATTTCGGGTGCTCGTTAATCCACTCCTGGACCTTACCTACTACTTTTACCAGCCCTTGAGTTAATGAGCGCAACGCCGGCTTTATGCTGTCATATATGGATAGGGTAACGCCTTCCATAGCGGAGGTTAAATTCTTAAAATCCCCGGCTAGATTATTATTCTGTTGCTTAGCTACGCGTGTAGCGCTTCCGGTCTGTTTCAGGCTCTTTGTATATTTCTGTAATGCCCCGGAGCCGGCTTGCTCCATAAGCACCATAGCGCCGGACATGGCCTCTGTCTCAAATATAGCCTTTGTGAAATTGGCCTTAGCCTCCTCACTGTAACCGCCCATAGCCTTGTTTAAGTCCGCCAGGATATCCTGGAACGGGCGCATATTACCCGCTGCGTCGGTTGTGGCTACTCCTAGGGACTTTAATGTTTTAGCCCCCTGGGCTGACGGTGCAGCAAGTCTTAGCATAACGGCGCGGAGGGTTGTACCAGCCATTTCGCCCTGTATACCAGCGTCGCCCAGCTTACCGGCCATGGCTGCGGTTTCTTCGATGGATGCCCCCATACTCTTGGCAATAGGAGCGGCATATTTCATGGTGGCGCCTAAGCTTTCCAGGGAGGTATTAGAAGATGTAAAGGCATTGGTCAGCACGTCGCCCACGCGCCCCATATCCTCAGCCTTTAGCCCGAAGCCGGTTAAGATATTGGAGGATATATCGGCGGCTGCGCCCAGGTCGATCTGGCCAGCACTGGCTAGGCTTAACATGCCGGGCATAGACTTTAGCATCTGTTCAGTATTAAAGCCCGCCATGGCTAAATACTGCATACCTTCCGCGGCCTGGCTTGAGCTCCATACCGTTGTACTGCCCAGCTCTTTAGCCTGGGCTGTCAGCTTAGCTAAGTCCTCCTCGCTAGCCCTGGACACCGCGCCTACTCGTGACATAGCCTTTTCAAAGTCAGCGCCAACCTTAACAGTAGCGACAAAGCCCGTACTCACGGCAGCGCCGGTCATCGAAGCATAGCCGGCGTTAGCGCTTAGGCTCTGCTTGTTAGAGTCCCACGCCCCGCGGGCCTTGGCTTGCTTTTCTGCGGCTATTCTCGCCTTATCTGTTGCCGCCGCTAGCTCTTTCTGCCTACGGATTAGGCTCTGTATGCTGGCGCCTGCTGTACCGGTCTTTGTTTCTAATTTCCTTAAAGCCTCGCGCTTTCTATCCAGCGCCATTCTGGCTTTATCGGTGGCCAACTTGGCGCGGTTAAAGTCTGCTATCTGTTGCTGAGTAGGTCTGCCGTTTTTGCCAAGGGCAGCGCCCAGGGCGTCCACTTTCTGCTTAGCCTGTAGATAAGAGCGTGCCGCCTCCGCAGTCTCTTTCTTTAGCCTTATGAGCCCGTCAGTCTCGGCGGCTTTTTTATTCAGGGCGTTTATCTGACTCTGAAACCCCTTAACGCTTTCGTTAGCCTTGGAGAATGAGGACGTAAAGCCACTGGCTAACTGCCCCGCTATCTTAAAAGCTATCTCGTATACTTTACCAGCCATAGACTCACCTCTATACAAAAAGGGCGGATATTACCCCGCCCGTACGTCATTTACTCATACGCTTTCGCCTATCTAAGACTTCGTTTAGAGCCTCTGTCCACTCTTCCAAGTCAGCTAACGGCGTATTATACCAGTCAAGGGCTCCGCTCCCTGTGTCGCACATGGCTAATGTAATGCACGACCTCATTATGTACCGGAGCGGGTCCTTGACCTTTAGCCCTAGCTTAGCAAAAAATTGCTAACCCCCTGAGCTATGGCGCAATATTCTCGGGCTGGTAGCGCATTAAAGAACTCTACCGGTTGCTTGGCCAATCTAGCGGCTAGCAATATGCAGAAGTCGCTATCAGTAGCCGGAATGGGCGAGAAGTTCCCCCCGGCGGCAAATTGTTTCTTTACGGCTGAGATGTCCGCCCCGCTTAAGCTTTCTAAATCCAGGGTAATACTATCGTAAGTCTTACCCTCGAATGTGAACGGCTTCTTAAATACGTGCTCCATTAGTATTTACCTCCTAATTAAGACCTAAGTCTGTGCGGACCTTAGACAATGCGTCAGTATCACCGAATACAGACTTAAAGTTGTACTTATCAATTTCTATCATAGCCTTACCGTCTACGTATAACTTGAGGTATAGCACTTCGAACTCTTGCTCTGTATCAGTAGTAGCACCCGGCTCGAAAGAACCGAGGGTGACATTCTTAGGGACGATCTTCATGGTTGCACGTACAGCAACGGATGTGTATTGCCCGTTAGCTGCGTCGTACACCTGCTCAGAACCGCGAACGTCTACAGTATGCGCCTTTTGTACGCACAGCTTCATCGCTAGCTTTTCAATGGTGCGCCAGGTAAAGGTAGTAGTCATTGAGCTAAAATGCCCGATGATAGGACTTTCTACTTCCCCGGCTATACCAGCCCCGCTCACAGTGTCGCTCATAGCCTGAATTTCTGGGAGGTCTACTGTCGCAATACCTAAGCAGTCATTACCTTCATTGTACACGCGGAAATTGATTAATCTTTCCGGTACCTGATTAGCTCCTTTTGCCATAGTTTAAACCTCCTATTAGCCGAATAATGTTTCTACGTATTGTGGGTCGTACTCTAACACGAAGTCGATCTCCCGGTTTGGTGATGGTGGAGTTACGTACACGTGGAAGCGCGCAATGCCGTCCATCAAATCAGTGGTAGGGTTTTCGCTCTCTAAGAACTCTACTCTTCCGCCCAGGATATACTGTCTAGCGGTCAAGCCATTAAGCCAGATATTAGCACTATCTACGATAGTATCAATCTGTCTGCGGTTTAGCGGAGCGTCTACTCTCTGCCAGAAGGTCTGTACCAAGGTATTGCCTACCCAGGAGAACATACGGCGTACTGAGATAAAGGCGTCTTTAACATCTGTAGAGCCTGGATATACCGCTGTTCTGTTACCCCAGCACACCCAACCGCCGATAAAGTTAATAGCTGTTACAATGCCCTGGCTGTTTAGATAAGTGCCCACGTCATTAGGGAGCCATACCTCAGTACCGTCAGCTAATACGGTTGCGGTCATCTGGAAGTTCTTGTTAGAGGGCGATACATACGGAACGTCGTCGTTGTCACCGTCTACTTGTCCCATTAACCCGGCTAGCTGAGTACTCATGTTGTAATAGGTGCCGTCTAGGCTTAAGCCCGGCCAGCAAGCAACTTGTAACGGGTCGGTTACGTTGCTGTTATTCTTCCATGCTGCTACATCGCTGTACTTGGTCACGGTATCGGTAGGGACATCCACCAACGAAATAGCACTAAATAGGTCGTTAATTGTTGCTGCCTTTGCTGCCAATACCGCGGCAACGGTAGGAGAACTAGAATAACCTGGAGCTATTAAAATACCAGGTACTAAGCGGAAGCGCGGGAAGCACTCGCTCACTAACTCTAAGCCTGACTTATTGCCGTTTACGTCTACACCGCCTACTACATCATCCGCAGTAACTTTGGTAGGGTCTACCTTATCGGCAGCGAAGGTCAAAGGTGCGCCGGTAGTACATAAGAACTCGCCTTCTGCGTTGGTCTTTGATGTAACAACAAGGCCACCGTTAGAGTCGAAGGTTAATACATAATCTGTTCCCTTAACGTAAGCTGAGCCTGAGCCGGTCAGGGTTACGCTATCAGGGATAATACCGGTTTCAGCAATAGTAGCCGATCCGCTCTTGCTGTCCAGAGTAACGGTAGTAGTTGACGCTGTACTCTTATGAGCGCTAGGGTCTAGCACGTTAACTGCGATGATAGGACCTACACCGAATAAAGCGAACTGAGAATAGATAGCCTCACAGAGTGAGTATTCATACTTCTTCAGCCCGCTAGCAATATCCTCTTTAGCAGGAACGAAGCCAAAAGCCGCTACGGCCTCATCATATGAGGAACACAATACCGGCTTATTTACATTGGTTACGTCGGTCATATTAACCGGAGCGGTGCCCACGATAAATGGAATACCGGCCGATACGGAGACGGGCGGTAGGATTGAGGTAGGAACCTCACTGATTTTAACGCCGTGATTATATGCCATAGTTCATACTCCTTAGAGATTTTTTGCATAATGATTTAACAAATTGCCCTGGACGCGCATATTTCTACGTGCCTCCTGTAGTCGGCTAATAGGAACTATTAAGCCCGCTACCGCCTCGTTTTTCGCGGCCATTTCCGCTATGTGCGGAGGTAATTCTCCGCATGCAAATACTGTGTACTGAGGCAGGCCTTTTAATGACCGGCCTATATAGATTTTAGCTTCTACCTTTTTAGATTTTTTCGCCATTACTTGACCTCCTCTTCGTTGGGATCTAGGTATCCAAACTGAGCTATTGGTGTCTGGAATAGCCACTTGGTGCTCATGTCTAACTGCCATTGCGGGTAGGGTTGATCTGCCACCATATCCCAGGTGATAGGGTATTCCAGTACGTAACGCTTAGCTAGAGTTCCATTAGGTAGGCTAGTTATAGCCTCCTTAATTCTAGTCATCACGTTAATACAGTACTCATGACCTACAACTTCCTGAGAATAGCATCCTATGATAATACTAACTTGAGTCTCTGTACTTTCGCTGTTACAAGTGCCACCCTCAGCCCGGACAACTATAAACGGGAAGTCATCCTCATCGCGTTTAGTACGCTTAGGCGGTAGATAACCGTTAATGACCCTTGGAGCTCTTTCTACGCCATTTTTAACCGGAAGTCTATAATCCTTTACGGCTTCCTCTATGCACTCCATAAGGGCTTTTACGAGCTCATTTTCTACCATATTCTACCACCCTCTTAGCCTTTATCTGATAAAATTCTTTCTGTTTCGTGAGCCAGTCGTTTATCAACGCTATCTGACATCTTATCCACAATGTTATCCACAACTTTATCATTATTAAGGACTACCGGAACCGCCGGGCCGTAAGTCCTGTCTATCGGCAGGCGTGCCTTTTCTCTACGGCGCATTACCTTGCCATTCCAGATAAACCCTTGGCCTAAAGGCTTAAGCCCGCCCTTCTTGACGCCTACCTTTACCGGTTTTCGCTTTTTGCCGGTGGTGTCGCTGTTAGGCCTATGCGCGTATTCTTCCAAAGGAATATTACTTCCTGAGCTGTCTAAGCTTGCCTCTAGCCGTGTAGTGCTAGCCTTTTTCATCTTGAAGGTAGGCCTAACCGTTTTAGCTTTTACCGTATACTCTCTAGTTACTGACCTGACGCCCTCAGTGCGTCCTTCCTGTAGCGCTCGATTAAGAGCTCTAGTCATAGCTTTTTGGATGCCCCCGGGAACTCCATCCAGAAGTTCCTTGGCTCTTTCTAGCGATTTTCCGTCAATCTCCAGTCGGGCGCTCATTGCTCGTTGGCCTCAATAACTATGACTAGAACTCCCTGCTCTAGGGATACACTCTTTACCAAGTGCATAGCTCCGTCAAGGGTTATAATCTCGCCCTCTACCGGTGATATCCCTAAGTCCTCAGCTGATACATATAGCGTCTTTGTATTAAGGAATACGCCCTCGAGGGGGCTCGCTATGGTTGCCTTAGCCTCTGAGATTATACTGGTATCAATAACCATAGGAACGCCCACGCCGTTTAGCTCGTGAACGTCTGCGAACTCATCCGTATTTATGAATACGGTCTTAATATCGGCCGCTACGGCATCCTTAAAGGAACTCATTTAGCCACCTTTGGCGCTTTCTTTGCTACGGTTTTCTTTGCTGTTTCAGCTTTTACCTCCGGGTTAGTAGCTACCGCTAGACCTTTCGCAATGAGATCATCCGCTCTTTCATCGCCTATTGTCAGCTTATCCCCAGCTTTGCAGATATTAGTATTGAATAACACGTTGGTTGTAAATGTTATGTTCTTCATTCTAACCTCCGAAAAAGGCGAGCATCTGCCCGCCTCAGGTTTTGGTTAAACGGCCTTGATTACGTGGAAGCCCTGTATCTGATGGACGATAGGCAACGGCCTTGACTTAATCTGCACAACGCGACCGGAAGGGTTAGCACGCTGTACCCAGGAGTCAGGAATACGTGAACCCATGTAGAAGTTAACGTTGTCATCACCGGCTAAAGATACACATCCATAGGCCATGGTGGTCTTAACGCCCTGAGATGTTAAAAGAACTAAATCAGTAGGCACCATTGGGGTTTCTACACCTTCATCGTTCAGGTACCACTCATCATATGAGTAAATATCCAGGCCCGAGTCTTTCAGGTAACCCCAGTATGTAACACCGTTAGGCAGTAAGGATGGAGTGATAAAGCCCATATCTACACGGCGCATATCCAGCTGTTCCTTAACGGTCAGCTTAGCCAGCAAAGCCTCCAGAGCGTCGGTACCGCAGATAATTTCAGTAGGGGTAATACCGCACTTCTGAATAACACCGCGACGGATGGTACGCAGGTCTTTCTGAATATCGGCATCGCCTGCAGTCCAAAGGGTAGTTAAGGTAGTCTTTGGCTGTTCTGCCGGATTAGTAGGCCAGTAGTTGACTACTTCGTCATAGCCCTCACCCTTAATTGTAATCTTACCGGTGAAAAGTGCCTCAGCGCACATTACTTCTTCCCGACGGGTAATGATGTCGTCCAGGTCTGACAAGTCACGGCCTAGCTGTTCTGCCGCTCTTTCAGTAGGTGACTTTGCCCCGTAGATAGTTTCACCTGGAGAACGCTTTAGCATATCCTCAGCGGTAGTAATGCGCATTGGAGACATCTCAGGAGCTTCATAGGAATTAGTCTGATAGCCTTCGCGTTCCATTACGATACCGCCAACCTTAGGGTTAACGAATGGCGCAACCTTACGACCATTTGAGCCTACGATGTCAATGTCGATCTTAGTGGTGTCAAAGTTACGGGTATTTGAGAAGTAGCGGTCTCTTAAAAAAGTCTTCGCATTCTTGTCAGCTTCGGTAATCATGCCGAGCATTGTTCTTGTGGAAAACATATCCATAATATCTAATTCTCCTTTACTTTACGCTAATGCTATCTTTTAAGAAGATACCAACTTTTCTAGCTGAAGCTTTTAAGCCGTCAACTGTTGCACCTTCTGCAACGGTTAAAGCGTTTTTGTTAAACTCGCCGGTTAAATAAACTGCTGCCAGCTTTGCGCCGTCTGTAGTATCTACGTCTTCAGCCAGCACAGCGTATACTTCGCCGGATGCACCAACTAAAGCACCATCCGCACCTACTAAAGCACCGCGCTTTAAGCCACCTGATACTTGTGCAATTAATAAACTGTCGTTAACTACAGGCATAATCTGAGACGCAGCGAATAGATTATCCTTAGTGGTTGTATAGGTTTCTTGAAATGCCATATTAAGCTCCTTTCCTAAACTCTGTTAAAGCCTTTCTTTCCCGCAGAAATAACCGCATCTAATTCAGCCTGTTCTCTTGCTTTCTGCTCTGCCATTGGATCAATACCTTCGTTAACTACTGGAGCAACTTCCAATAGCTCCTTAGCATCGTCCATTCTCTTAGCTAACATTGTAGCGTTGCGCACTTTGTCAGCTTTTAGTATCGCTACTGCCAGCTTTTCGGCGGTCATAGTCATATCCGCTTTAGCATTAGCTACTAAATCTTCGTGGCCTTCTGTTGCTATCTCTTCAATAGCTAGAATACGGTCACGTTCCATTGTTGCGCCCTTAACCATAGCCTCTTGCTCAATAGCATTAACTAGGTCAGGGTATTCGGATTTTAATTGTTCTAAATCCATATTATAGACCTCCGTCTTTTCTTCTTTTACGGCGGTCTCTTTGACTAAGTTTTCCGCCTCCAAAAAGTCTTTAGGCGCATTAGCTAATAAACAGCCTTGCACCTTAAGACCTCCAACCATAAACACGTCGCCTACTACCTTATTCTCTACCTCTGAGCCCTCGTCTAGCTCATCGGCAAAGCCTAAGTCCACCGCTTCCTGAGCTGTCAGATAGCTCTCTTTCTGCATAAGCTCCAGCAACTCACAACGGGGCTTTTTAGTCTTTTTAGCGTAGATATCTATAACACTTTCGCGGACCTTTTCCAGATTTTCCGCAGCCTCTAAAAGCTCCTCAGTAGTAGAGCTGTTAAGAGCTACGCGTACCGGATGAACTAGCATCATAGAGCCTAAAGGCATTACTACCTTTGCATTTGGCGCGGACGTGATAATAGTCGCGGCACTTGCTGCCATTCCTGCGACGTAGATAGTAACTTCGCCCTTATGCCTCTTGATAAGCTCATATATAGCCATAGCAGTGAATACGCTACCGCCTTGGCTATTGATATAGATATCTAAGGCTTGATCTGGTCCTACTACGGCGTCCATATCAGCCTTAAATGTACTTTCGTCAAAGCCAGCCGACCAAAAGCCCCCGCCTACTTCTCCAAATAGGTCAAGTCTAGCCCTTGCGTCATCTGCCTTTGCTGTGAATTTGTAAAAGTTATTCATCTTCTACTACCTCATTATCAGATTGAACCGCTACTAATCCGCCGCTTGTTAAACCGTCCTGGCGTCTTAACTCCTCCTCGCGTTTACGTACTGCGTGGATGGTCTCCCACTCCATACCAGTAAGCTCTGCGGCTTCTCTCTCTCGAGTGCTAAAGCCCTCATCTACGCGTACTTTTGCGGCGTTGGCCTCTTTAAGTGGGTCTAACTGACCTTGGGCGTCCCCGTACCATTCCGCACCGCACCATGCAGCCCGAATAGCAGGGTCTGCCAAAAATCCTTCAGCCTTAATACGCCCCTTAAGGACTGCCTCTGTTAGCCATTCCTCATAGATGGGCTGACAAAAGCCACCTACTAGCCATTCTCTGCGCATGCGGAACATTTTCCAGGCTTCCAATAAGGAGGCACGGGCGGCGGAATAGCTAGCCGTAAAGTTCTTAACTAGGAGCTCGTAAGGGATTTCTAAGGCTGCGCCTATTTGACGACTGATAGCTATAACGAAGCCATCGAAAGCCGTATTAGGTCTTCCTGGGTTGGCTATTTGCACCTCTTCGCCTTCTTCCAAGCCTACTATAGCACCATTACCTAGCTCATAGGCGTTAGGGTCTTTATCTACCTGCATGGCTGGATCGAACATCTGCCCCAGCGGGGTATTAGGACTATTAGACTTAATAAATACCGTGAACATACCGGCTACAACCGCGGCCATCAATTCAGCCTCACTGTAACGGCTTAACTGCTTTAAGCTCTCAATGACCGGGGCTAGTAGTGGCACGCCTCTACGCTGGGCTGGTCTTTCTACATCCGCCATTATGTGCAGTACATTACGGCGACCCGTAGCCCGGCCGAAGGCGTATACTCTAGTCCATTCCTGTTTAGTCTGAATATTAGTTCTTGGGTAGGAATTAGGATTGTATTTAGCTATCCAATACGCAACGGTCTCACCATATTGGCCTATTTCGACGCCCCCTAAGATGTTGGCATTGGCAGGCACATTAACGGTAGGGTTGCATACCCTATCGGCTTCAATAAGGCCAATCCGGAGATCGTAAGGACTTCCGCCCCTAGGGATAACCGGCATAGTTACGAATACATCACCGCTCATAAGTGCGGATAGTAAGACTAAACTCTGTAACTGGTAGAAGTTCTGGCGCCGTTCGGCGTCGCAGTTTACGCTCTCAGCCCACAGCTTCCACTCTCTAACTACATCTTTTTCCCAGGCTCTGGCTTCTTCCTCGGTTAGCCCTAAATACTCCGCGTCAATTTGCGGGTTAAGCGCTAGACCGCTTCCCACAACGTTTGTGCGGAGCGTCTTAAGGGCTCCGGTTGCCAGTGGAGAGCCCATGTATAAATCGCGGGACCGGTTACGTAAAGTCTCTATGTTATCTACGATATCCTCATCGGCGCTCATGCCGGAGGTTATCCAGCCCAGGAGGCTTTTCTTTGCATAACTCGCTCCATGCCTACCGTAGCCACTGCCACCTGAGTATAGGCTGTTAATGAATTTCTGTTTTTTACGGGCAATATCGCGCTGTAAGGCTCGCTCAGGGCTGAATATTCCGATAGCTTTGTCTATGATATTCATATTGACCCCTATAAGTCCCTCGGAACTGCTCTCAATACGCGGGCACCTTTACCCGCGCCGGTTTCCAGCTTATCTAGTTCATTGCGCCAGAACTTGATGCGCTCTGTTATATCTGAGAGGCTAGCCCTAGTTAGTGACCTTCCGCCTATCTTGTAGCTCTGCCCGGTAGCTACTGCCTTCTCAGCCTCAAGCCACATGTCCAGGTTTGCCCTGGCTTCTTCAATCGTTATCCACGACATAGCGCAAACGCCCCTTACCAAAATTTTATAAAATTGTCTATGATATTTTTAAAAAAATCAATAACTAATTACAATTTTTGCTAAGTAATCCGCTAAATTGCAACCTTCTCCGGCGCTAGTAACACGGCTTTATCGCCGGTGTGCTCCTCATAGCGCTGTATAATCACACTTGCATATATCGGGTCAAGCTCGCACATATAGCACCTCCGGCCTAAATTCTCGCACGCTATCAGCGTTGTACCGCTTCCACCGAATGTGTCTAGTACAATATCGCCCGGAGCGGTACTGTTCTCGATTAGATACTCAAAGAGGGCTACGGGCTTCATGGTTGGATGCAGGTTGTTACTTTTCGGTTTGTCAAAGTCTAGTACGGTTGTCTGAGATCGGTCGTTATACCAGTTATGAGCTGCTCCGTCTTTCCATCCGTATAGACAAGGCTCATGCTTCCACTGATAATCCTGCCGGCCAAGTACAAGGCTCGACTTGTTCCAGATTAGGCACTGTCGCACCTGTAGCCCTACATCACGGGCGGCACCCCTAAAGTTAAAGCCCTCACTGTCGGCATGCCATATGTAGAACGCCCCGCCCGGTGCCAGTACATCGACGGAGGCTTTATAGGCCTTTCTGAGAAAATCCCTAAAGGCTAAATCCTGCATACTGTCGTTTTGTATCTTCATGCCGGACTGCCCTTCATAATCCACGTTATAAGGCGGGTCAGTCAGCCATAGATTAGCCTGTTCTCCCTGCATTAAGGCCTTTACGGTGTCGGGGTTGGTGCTATCCCCGCAGATTAAATAATGCTCCCCTAATTGCCATATGTCTCCTGGCTTGGTGATAGGCTCGGCCGGTGGCTCCGGCGGTATATCCTCCTCAGGGTCTCGCTCTGTTTCCTCCGTGCCAATGTCGGCGTTTAGTATCTCGTCCAGCTCTTCAAGTGAAAAGCCGATAATATCCAGGTTAAAATCATCTAGCTTAATCTCCGTTAATTCCTGACTTAATAGGTCATAATCCCATCCGGCGTTAAGTGCCAGTTTGTTGTCAGCTATCCGCAGGGCTCTAATTTGCGTCTCGGTCAAGCCCTTAAGCCTAATCACGGGGACGGTATCCATGCCTAGACTTCGGGCTGCGGCTGTTCGTCCGTGACCCGCTATGATTTCGTTGTTCTCGTCGATCAAAACAGGGTTAGTAAATCCAAATTCCTTAATCGATGCAGCGACCTGCGCTATTTGCTCCGCGCTGTGAGTGCGGGTGTTTCTGCTGTATTCCTTAAGTTTAGATATTGCCAGGTGCTCAACCCTCAAAGGGCTGTCATCTCCTTTCCGTTATAGGCTCACTTTGGATAAAGTACCGCGTTGTCGTTTAGCCGGTGCCACCGGTGGAGTTGCTCCGCTTTCGTAAATTTCTGCCAGGTATTCAAAGTTAGGGTTAATCATCTCAATAGCTGCGGTTGCGTAGACGAAGCAGTCCAGCGCCTCGTTACGCTCGCGTATCTTTTTCCATCCGGTTTTAATGACGCCTTTTTCGAATTTATGCTCGTAGATTTCTGCGGTCAGTTGCTGGAAAAAGTTTTCATTAAAGCCTCTTTCCGCTTGGCGGGCGTAATGCACATAACCCGGTCCCTCATCCTCAATCTTCAGGCGTCCCATGACAATACTCTTGCCGGCGTCAACCCCCAGGTTAAACAGTGTCGCGCTTTCGGTATTGTTTTTTGTCGGAGGGTTAATAAACGGCACATTAGCGCCACCACGACCTTTAACGCTGAACACACGGGCACGCTCTCGGGCTTTGGTGTAGCGGTAAACACTGGAAGTAAATGCACCGTCACCTGAGTCAATGCAGGTGCATGCTATCGGAAGCACTGCGCCGTTGTTTAGCGCCCGGTGTTGCTGTAGCACCGCGTCCAGCTGTTGCCATGTTGTCGGGTCATCCGGAGCGCCCCACAGTATCCGGTGCTCAATGCCCCAGCATTCCTTGCCTTTCCCCCATCCGTAAATGGTGCATTCCAGTCGGTCGCGCTGTACGTCCACACCTGCTGTTAAGACTAGTACGCCGTCCGGCAAGTTATCGCCCTGGTAGTACTCACGGCGTCGGTGCAGGTGCTCCCAGTTATCCTCATCGTGGCTTTCCTCCCAGGGCTCACCCAGCTTAAGGTTTATAAATTCCATTAAGCCCTCTTTATCTCGGCTATTGGTCGCCGTTGTAAACTCCTCTACAAGGGCATGCAGGTTAACCCACGGGCTATAAAGGCTGTTAATGTGATAGCCCTTTATGCGACTATCCCGATTAGTTGCTTTCCATCGCCCGGCGGTCAGCATAGTCATATCGGGCTTATAGGCTCCGCGAGTAACTTCCCCGCATTTTGGGCACACCATCCGCGCTGTAAGGGGTAAGGCTTCCCCGTATTCGTCCTTATCCCACTTGACGTTTTCCCACTTCAGGACGTGCTCATAGCCACAATGAGGACACGGAACATAATAGAGCCTTTGATCGCTCCGCAAATACCAGCTCTCAATCTGTGATGCGTCCTTTATAGTCGGGGTACTTACCATTACGATTTTTCTGTTATGGAAGTTTGTCGTGCGCTGTAACGCCAACTTAAGCGGGTCGCCCTCTTTAGTCGCGCTGTAGCGGTCGATTTCGTCGCATAGCAATACGCGAATAGGACGCGAAGCAAGCCCGGAAGGACTGTTAGCACCTACCAGGGCTAAATATCCGCCAGGGTAATGCTTCATGCGTATTGTGGTACTTGATTTCCTGCTGGTTCCGCGTCCGTCCTTGCCCTCCTCCAGCTTTCCGTTAAGCCCCGGAGAAAATCGGAACGTCGGATCTATACGCTCTTTTGAGAAGCTTTCCGCCGCCTCCAGTGTAGGCTGTAGCATAAGCTGTGGCGCGGGGTCCTGGTCTACGTAATATCCCATGATGTTTAGCAGGGCTTCGGATTTGCCAACCTGGGAACTCATCATTAGGACTACTGTCTCAGTACGTCGGTCTGTGGCTGCGTCCAAGGGTTCACGCAGATAAGGAACGCGGGAAGTACGCCATACCCCCGGCTCTGGTGATGTGCCAGGTGCTACGTATCGGTACTTATCCGCCCACTCGCTCCCGGTTAATTTACTGCGTGGAGCGAATGCCGTTAAAAAAGCATTAGTGTAAATCATTGCCGTTTTTTCCCTAGGCGTTTAACTAAATCCAGCAAGTAGCATTTAAGGCTGTTGCGGTTGTTCGTTCCCATTATCCCCACCTCCTTTCCGCTTGAGCTTCTGCAACTCCTTGAGTGCGTCGTTAATAGCGTCGGTGATTATGTCCTCAATCTCCCGCGCCGGTCTTCCTTCGCACATTGACGCTATACGGGGCGGAACAGATAAGAGCTGGGTCTTGATGTTCTCCGCAAGTTGTGACGCTTCGGCAATAACCGCCGATTTTTCCAAAAGTTCACCCGCGCGGAGCTTATACTCGATTTCCTTTAGCTTTGCCTGGTAGGTTTTCTCAGCCAGTTTAGCCCTGTTCAGAGCTTCGTTAATGCTTGCTGCTTTCGCGGTCTTGTCGCGGAACTCATCCAGGGTATCTTGACCTGCATGCTTCGGCTGTGGCATCGGTGCCGGTGCAGGTTGCGGGCTAGACTTCGCCCCTGTCCGCTTTTCGGCGCGTGCCTGTTCGGACCGTGCCTTTTCCTGCTCCAGGGCTTTCATCCCCTCGCTTAGCGAAATAAGCCCCTCATCGTCACGCTGTATAATTCCGTTTTTGATTAGCTTTAAAATCCAGACGTGGGACTTCCCCACGTGACGCGCGAACTCGCGCACTGATACCCCATCACTCATAGATTACACCTCTATAACTATTCTACCGCGGGGCTGTGGCCTGTTCACGCCTGCGGTAATAAAAGCGTGATGTATATTACCATCTTTCCATTACCACGGATAGCTCAGCGACTAATTAATGCGAATACCTATCATTTTGGTAGGTGTTCGTGGCTAAAGGCTGGGCAGGGGTTGCGGTTACCCTATTTTCGGGGGTCATAGCTAGAAAGATTTCGGGGT